ACATATAGGCGACGGCGGGCTATTTTCAAAGGACGTGAAATGACCACGCTTGGATGGATTGCCGCCGCAGGAACAATTGCCGCCGTCGCCTATATGTCGTGGGAATTTTTGACCGCCCCGCTTGTCGATGAAAACGAGCGTCTGGTTGACGAGGTGCATGACGATCCGCGCCCCGCTCAGGTGTTGCGCGAAGGGCAGCGGGGGGTGTGGCTGTGACCCTATCGCATGCCATCGCCCGCGTCCGTCATGCACTGACTGGCAACGCTCCCATAAGCCCAATCACCGGCAAGCCTGTCGTGCATTACAGCGCGCGGTCGATCATCCGTGCTGTGTCGCGCCGTCGCCAGTTGGATCGCTGGGCTAAGGGTTGGGCAACGCGGATGGCAGGGAAGTGAGCGGCCAAGATTGTGCACACGGCGTTCTCATGTCCCTGCCATGCGTTGCTTGCCAAGTAGAGGCAGCGCCTGACATCGACGCCACTCTGTCCGAACGCGGCAACCGTTACGGCAGTTTCACCAGCCATGCGCGCATTACGCAAAACATCAAGCGCGCCATGATCGACAGCCCGAATTGGGCTGGTCTTGCTGATGATCAACGCGAGACGTTGGAGATGGTGGCTCACAAGGTTGGCCGCATCCTGAACGGCGATGCTAACTATCACGATAGCTGGCACGACATCATTGGCTACACAAAGTTGGTTGCTGACCGGCTGGCGGCGGGGGTGGAACAATGACCCCCGAAACCCCCCGCGACTACATTCTCCACCTCATCAAATCTATCACCGACGATGCCGTTATTGCCCAACGCTGCACCGCACGGTTCGGCAATGAGGTGACTGTCGAGCGGGTGGCTGAATTGCGGAGGGGGAAGCTGTGAGAAAGCGCGCCTACCATATCACCGCCGACGAAATCACGTTCATCCGTGACAGTCGCGCAACCATGACGATCCCGCAGATTGCTGCAAAACTGGGATGCACTGAACGCAGTGTGTCGCTGCACATTGCGCGCATGGGGTTAGCGAAGCCTGTCAAAGAGGCGTTGACCGACGAACAGCAGGAATTTGTTCGCGCCAACGCTGGCACCATGCCGCAGCACGAAATCGGCAAGCATATTGGCCGGTCTCAGGACTCTGTGCGCCGCCTCGTCAAGCGCATGGGGTTACATGGCAGCAAAGCCAATGCAAATTTAGTGTCGGGTGATGAGCGCGATTTCATCCGTGCGAATTGGCTGGATATGTCAGACGCGCAAATGAGTGAGCGGCTGGGCCGGTCAGTCTGTGCTGTTCAATGCCAGCGGCAAAAAATGGGCCTCAAGCGCGCATCTATTCGCCCCGTTGTTAAAGCCACTGCACCCGGTGCATGTCGCATGGTGCGCGAACAGACACGCGCTGCCCGTGGTTCATATAACCGCGCCACTGACACCGCCGACCGGGCGGCTGAGTATCTGGCATCGTTCGACCGCACCCCTGTGTTCAGGATCGGCGCGGACGGTAAGCAATCATTGCGCGGCAATTTGTGGCGCTATGGCACCGCCCGCCTGACGACTGACGAAATGATGGCGAAGGCAACGCGCAAGGGTTTCGATCCTGATTGGTGGCGGAGGCTGGCAGCATGAGACGCCCCATCCGCAAATCATTCGGCTCCAAAGCCATGACCCGCAAGCAAAACAGCCTGCAATTCACGATGTGGCTGAAAAGCTGCGGCGATCAACGGCTTATTGCTGCTGAACCGCAATCATTGGCGAATATGTATGGTATGAACGCTGTCGATGTTGCCGCGCAAGTGGCAACGGAAAGGGCGCACCGTGGCTGCTGATAGTGCTGCCGTTGACTGGGCATCAGTTGAGCGCGACGACAAGGAAGCGCCGCTGTTCTTCATTGAGCCGCGCGACCGATTGGGCCTCAGTGAGCACAAGCGGCAAGTCGCCTTTGTGTCGTGGATGCGTGTTCATGCCCCCGCCGTCAAAGTCGTGGCGAGCGTCAACGGCTATCTGGTGAGTGACTGGCAGCGCACCAAGGCCAAGCGCGAAGGCATGGACGGCGGCGCTGCTGACTTGGCGCTGTATTGGGGTGAGCGCGAATGCTTCCTGCCCGAATTTAAGGACGGCACCGCGCCCGTTCCGCAACATCAAATCGACTGGCTCAATTGGATGCACCGCGCCGGGTTTCGAGTTGGCGTCTATCGCACCCGCGCCACGCTGATTGCACACCTTATTGAGGCCGGTGCACCGATCATGGGCGGGCTGCCAGAATGACCACCGATGCCATCGCAGAGTTCATCAATTTCATGGAGGCCAATGGGGTCGCACCTATTGAGCCAATTGCGCAGCGCCTTGCGACTGGTGCGCTGATCCGTTTTTGTTGCGATGGCGACGGCAAGGGACGACAGAACGGTTGGGCGATCCTCTATCTAGATGACCGGCCCGCTGGCGCATTCGGCAATTACCGGATGAATACCGGAACGCTCAAGTGGAAGTCCGACGCCACCAACGCGCCGTCCCCATCCGAACGCGAAGCATTGCAGCGCGAATGGGCGGCTATGAAGGCCAAGCGCGATGAGGAAAAGCAGCGGGCGGAGATTGAGGCGTCAAAGGATGCGGCGGACCTGTGGCAACGCGCGCAGCCCGCGTCATTCTATCATCCCTATCTTGTTGCCAAGTCGATTGACCCCACGCCGCTGCGTCAGATTGGCAACCGGCTGCTCGTGCCGATGTTCGACCGTAACGGCACGCTGTGGAATTTACAGCGCATTGAAGGCGACGGGACCAAGCGGTTTCTGCGCGGTGGCAAGGTCGACGACCTGTTTTGCCTGATTGGCGGCTTCACCCGCTACGGTGAAAGCGCAGTCATTGGCGAGGGTTACAGCACAATGTCTGCGGTGCATGAAGCCAGCGGCCTACCCTGCATTGTCAGTTTTACAGCGGCGAACATGATCCGCGTGGCGCGCATCTGGAACAACGCCCGCAGCGATCTGCACTTTACCATTTTTGCAGATGATGACGCGGCCACCGCGCTCAAGCCGCCCTTCAAGAATGTCGGCATTGAAGCCGCAACCGCCGCTGCACTGGAAATTGGTGCGCGAATTGCAAAACCAATGGGGAAGGCGGCATGACTGTGGCTGAAAATCGCGATGCCAATGATGACTTTGTTCAGTTCGGTAGCGCGTCGATCCGCGCCGCCTTGGACGCCGCGCAATACCCATGGCCTGAAGCGCCGCCTGCGGATACTTATTATGGCGGGGATATGGGTGATGCATCGACCGCACATGCCGCGCCAACGCCAGTCAAAGCGACCCCTTTTACTTGGCGGTCAGAGGCCGATATCCCAGCGCGCAAGTGGCTCTATGGCAAGCATCTGCTGCGCAAGTTTCTGTCATTGGATGTAGCAGCGGGCGGTGTCGGAAAGTCCAGCCTCAAGATTGGCGAGGCGCTGGCAATGGCATCTGGCAAGGCACTCTATGGCAAAGAGATGCCCGAAGCCCCGTTGACGGTCTGGCTTTACAATCTCGAAGACCCGGCAGACGAAAGTGAGCGGCGTATCCATGCCACGGCAAAACGCTTTGGCCTGGCTGCCGACGACTTTGGCGACAGGCTCTATGCCGATAGTGGTCGGGATCAACCATTGATCCTTGCGACCGAAGGCCCGGACGGTTGCCGCATTGCCCGCCCGGTTGTCGAGGCGCTGATTGCCGAACTGCAATCGCGCAAGGTTGACGTGCTGATCGTTGACCCATTCGTGTCGTCGCATCAGGTGAGCGAAAACAATAATATGGCCGTCGATATGGTGGCAAAGGAATGGAGCCGGATTGCAGACGTTTGCAACTGCTCGATCAACCTCGTGCACCATATCCGCAAGCAAAACGGCATGGAGGCCACGGCGGACAGCGCGCGCGGTGCCGTCTCACTGATTGGCGCGGCGCGTTCGGTGCATGTCTATAATCGCATGACCGACGAGGAAGCGGACAAGGCGGGTATTGATCCGGCTGAGGCGAAGTTCATTTTCCGCACGTCGAACGACAAGGCCAACCTGTCACCCCCTGATTCTGCTGACTGGTATCGCATGAACAATGTCGATTTGGACAATGGCGACAAGGTTGGTGTGGCCTGTCCGTGGAAGTGGCCCAACGCATTTGCGGGTATCACTGAGGACAAATTACGCGAGATTCAAAAGGTCGTCGGGCACGGTAACTGGCGCGAAAATATGCAGTCGAACGACTGGGTAGGGCAAGCGATTGGAAGCATCGTCGGGAAAAATCCGAACGACCAACGCGAGAAAAAACACCTCAACCAGATGATCAAACAATGGATCGCAAACGGGGTTTTAGAGGTCGAAACGCGGCCCGATGAACAACGTCGCCCGCGCCTCTTTGTGGTTGCTGGAAGGGTGGTGATTTGATGGCCGCTCCACTACAAAAACACAGGTGGAGCAAGGTGGAGCAAGTGGAGCGCAAAGGCAGTGCTCCACCCCCCTTACCCCTAAAGGGGTATAGGGGTGGTGGAGCACTGCCTTTGCCGGGGCCGCACAGGTGGAGCAAAATGACCACCATGACCCGCCCCTGTGGCAAGCCCGCCCGCTGGTTCGGATACTGGCGGCCAAGGCACAACGCACAGCCCCTGCGATACACCTGTTCCACCAAGTGCATGGACCGCCTGGTCGAGCTGCAAGGCATTGTGCCGAACGAGAGGATGAAAGCATGAAACAAGGCGAGCAAGGGCACCTCTACGCCAGCAAGGCAGAGGAATGGGCGGTTTGGGCAATGTCATGCTTGGAGCATAATCCGCCCGCGTCGAAGGATGATCGGGAACGGCTGGCATGGTTTGGCAACGCGATGATGGCTGAATATGCCACACAGGCCCGCCACAGACGCACACAGCAGCAAAACGCACCTGAGATAGGGGTGACTACCGCTCAGGCCCGCAATGGCGTCCTGTGGCCTTTGCTGGCGTTCTCTGTGGTGTGCATCTTGTGGGGCGCTTGGGCGTCGGGGTGGCTGTGATGGATGGTGAGTTCAAGCCATGGGAGCGCGGGATCATCCGCAGCATCATGTGGTGTGCAATGTTGCAATGTGTTGCCATCTACGGCGGTATGATTTTCCACGCAATTTTCGGGGACCAATAGTATGGGCAAGGCAACCGCAGGACGTAAGCGCAAGGTTGGCGACCGTTATCCAAGCGGGAAGCTTAAGCCTGCGTTTGATCGGGGATGCGAGGGGGTGCAGCGACGGACTGCGATATACACACCGGCCAGCGCCAATGTCCGTGAGGCGCAGAAGGAAAAGGACCGCCTTAGGGCTAGCACAGAGACATTTGACGCAATCGGGCGGGCAATGGTGAACGGCCTGCTTGATGGGCGCGATCTAGACGCGACGTTTCTTTGCGCGGCGGGCCGTGATTACATCAAGACGGGGCGGTTCCTGTTTGACGACAAGGGCCTGCAAGATAGCCTTGGGAAGCTGCAGCCCAAAGAAGGTGGCGGACCGCTTTCTGACGAAACGCAGGAAGCCATTGAACGCAAGTTCGACATCAAACGCGCCAAGCTAACAC